CCTTCAAAGCGTCGTCGAAAGCGACTCGAGCCGTGTTGGAAACATTGGGGTTGTCTTCTCCAATGATCCGCCGAGCGATCACGCCGCCAACGCTGCGGATGAAGTCCTCCGGCTTGACAGACTTCTCCAACGCACGAATGATGATCTTCCCATCATTGAGTAGTTGGATCTGAGCCTTATCCTTGAAGGTGTACTCCTCAGCCACCAGTTGACCACGGCGAAGACGGGTCCGGGGGCCGGCTACAGCGATGTCAGCGAAGGTTAGATCCGGGTTGCCGCTGAAGGCACGCTGGGCAGTAAGGAAGGCATTGGCATCCTCGATGCTCATGCCGAATCGACGGGACAATTCGGATGTGATGCCGTCAGCACCGAAACGAGCCAGGTAAGCCTTGTCGGCAGCGAACAACAGGTCGTCGTAGACGGCTGCCTTACGAAGCAGGTTGTTCTTGATGATGCTCCGACCAAAGAGACGGTTTGCCCCGGCTCCAATGCCGGCTCCCCACATAGCGGCAAGACGGAAATCATCCCCCTCGACCGTGGGGTCAACCAAGGAATCCACGGCCGTATAGGCGACCGCCGAGGCCGAGCCACTGACACCACCGTAAGCCAAGAGCTTCATCCAGCTCGTCTGCTTGGCCAACTGAGTCGCGGTGTATACTCGGTTACCAGACTGAGCCACCCGGGCAGCGTTGTGGATCGAGGCGGCACGGAGACCGCCGGCACCGAAGGCGGGGAGAGATGTACCGCCTGTCAGAATGGTGGCAGGGACGAATTCTGCGATTCCAATGCCGAGCGAAGAAAGAACGCCAACGGTTCCAGCCTGGGACACCCTGTCGTAAGCAGACAACTTGGTGTCCACCTGCGAACGCATCAACTGGGCCTCCAGCAACGAATCCGAACTCAGGATGTCATCGTGAAACTCATAGGGAACCCCGGCAATGAGTTTCGCGGCTTCGTCTTGATTCTTCGCCACCCAATCAGGGTCGTTGGGACCTGCATATGCCTTGCGGGTAGCCCAAGCACCGACATCGTAAAGGAGAGTGGCACTTTCACCAAGGGCCGTCCACAGGTCTGGCCTAGAACGGGCCTCGTCCTCAGCCGTCTTGGCTGACTGCTCTGGAGTTGGCGGGAGAGGCTGCGTCTCAGGCAGCTTGAACTGAGGGTAAGTGAGGGACTCGTCGGAAGGAAACTGGCTCATCGGATGCGCCCGCCTCCAAACCCACGAAGACGATTACGCTCACGAATGGCTCTTTCCACATTCTCCTCGGTTTGATTCTTGACCGTGATCATTCGCATAAGTCCGGCCATCTCCTGAGCACCAATGTTGACTGGGATTCCTCCAGCACGGACTCCTCCTTCTCCCATGAGTTTCTCGGCTTCTTCCTCGGTCGGTAGTTCAGCCCGCGAGCGAGTCCCACGCTTGACATACATGGTGTAGTTAGATCCGTCTGTATTGAGGACCCAGTGGACGCTCGTGATCCCGGCAGAAGTTCCTCCAATGCTCTTGAACTTAGCCTTGACAATGTCGTTGAGGTTTTCCCAAGCCTGCGGGCTACGGGCCTCAATCGGCAAAGACCTGGAGTAAACCACAGGTTCACCGCCAATCATGGCGACATTGTTCTGAGTCCAAGACTTGAAGGCGGCCTTGATCGAATCGGGGGGAGCATACCGAGCCCCACTATTCGCCATGAACTCAGACCAGAATGGACCGAAAGAGGCCGCCGCAACCATGGGTCCGTTTGTCGGATCCATTTCGCTAGCCGCCTCGTAGATGGCACTGTTCATCTTCGTGGTCGTACCGGGATCCCGGACAGCCCGTTGGTTGGCTGCCGTAATAGCCGCAGTCTGAGCATCGACGCCGCCAACAGAAGCGTCGTTCATCAACGAGTAGAACTCCTTGGCACCCTCGGTGAATCCGAAACGCTCTGGCTCCACCCCCGCATTGAGGGCTTCACGGAACAAGGCCAAGCCCGACTCCAAGGGAGCGGCGTTGGCGGCGTATACCTCAGCGGTCTTGAAAGAAGTCACCTGAGCCGCCGCTTCGTTCAGCCGGCCAATACCCGCGACGGAAGTTCCCGTAGAAGTCGCGTAGTTCGCCAATACCTGCATCCGGGTCGCAGGAGGAAGATTCATCGTGCTCTCAACGAGACGCTGGCTGGCTTCGTACTGGACCGTGGAAATCATGGCATCCACCTTCTTGTCCAAGTCATCGGCCTCCACGGTCACTCCAGCACTCTGAGCGGCGGACAGGTATCGGCGGCGAACCGCCTGTTTCAGGGTCTGGGGATCCCGAACCAGTTGCATATCCGCATCCATGGGAGGAAGCCCAGCGGGACCTGGGGTGTATGCCTTCAAGAGGCTGTCCTGAATGTCCGTCATCAGGGCGCCCTCAAACTGCTTGAGCATGGCATCCTTGACTGGGCCAACCTGCTTGGAGACGGCGGCATAGATCTGGGACAGGTCGTCTTCACTGATATCTGGACGAACCTTATCGCGGACGGCTTGGGCAAACTCATCGTAATCCATCGGTTCAAACTTGCTAAGAGAATCCAGGTAGAGATCGGCCGCCAGAGAAGTATCCCGCTTCAACTTGGCCGAGTCGATGATCTCCTGCTTCTCCATCTTGGCAGCACGGTATTGTTCTGTTTCCACGGCTCGGCCGGTACCGGCCTTGATCTTGCCCACCATCTCCATGACAGCAGGGTCTGAGCCAGTGGCCGCCTCGATGTCAACAAGGGTCTGGTAGGCCGACCGAAGAGCGTCCGGTCCAATCGTCTGGAAAGCCTCATCAAAGCGGCTCTGGATGGTGCCCAAAGTTCGATCAGAGATCGACTTCAGCACGGCAGCGTCTCCGGCTCTGTTTGCGGGGTCGAGGTTCTTGGTCTCCCGCTTGAAAGCCTCGATGTCTGCGGTGATGCCGGAGGTCATGGCATCATTGATCTTCTGCCTGCGAAACTTGGCCACATTGTCGCCATGCACCGCCCCCACATGGGCCGCAAAGGATGCCGACTCCTTCATGAAGGACCGCTGCCAGACGGGATTCTGCATCCCGTTAGACAACTCATTTGCCAGCATCTCGTTGATGAATTCTTCGCCGCCCGTGACACTCATGGCGAAAGACGGGTCCTTCATGATCTTGTCGTTGTATGCCGCCTGAGCCCTCACCCGGAACTGCTGGGCTGCCAAGGTGCCATCAGCCGCCGCAGCGCCCAAGGCTTCCCAAGGGTTCTCCTGAGGGGAAATCTCACCAGACGCCACCAGATCCTTGAACCGCTTACGGCTCTTCAGGAGCTTGTCTTCGCCTGCCTTGAGGGCCTGCTCACGATTCGTGGTGACCTGGTTGGCCACGAATGAGGCAAGGGTCTGGCTGAAAGCGGAGAAGGCTGGGCCAAGGTTCTCAATCCCAGTTCCGATCTGGACTTCCTGCGGCACGGGGGCCGGAACAAACGGAACAACCGAGGATTGAACCGGGGTTGCCGTGGGGTTGTAGGTGGCGTATGGGAGCTGGCTCATTAGAAGAGTGTGGCCTTGAAGGTGGTCGGGACGCTCGCCTGCGTAGAAACCGTCATTGGGTTAGGAGTCTGGAAATTCGTCTGTGGGATTGTCTGACCAATGGGGCCTCCACTCATGTTCTCGGTCAACCCCTTGAGCATACTGCTATCCGCAAGCGACGCCAGGCTTCCGGCAACCGACAGGCCGGTAGTCGCACCCTGAAGCAGCGGAACCAGCGGGCTGCCTCCACGGATGGGCGGAAGGGGCTGCGGGTATCCGCTGTTGATGATGGACTGACCACGGTTGTAGATGGCCTGCTCCTCGAGGGTGTACTGACGACGGCGGTCCTTGAGTTCGGTCAGCCGCATGTTCTCGAAGTCAGCGAAGTCTCGCTCAAACTCTTCAATTTGAGCCTCCACGGATCGACCCGTGACGCCTCGCTCCGCAGCCATGGCACGGGTAACCCCGGTTGCCTTACGGGCGTCAGACGCCACCGCACGGATCTGGGCAAAGACCGACTGTCGAACCTGGTCGGCCTGGGTACGCAGGGTCTCGATCTGCTGGAAGACATCCCGGGTCGTCTCATCAGCAAGCTTTTGATACCTCTCGGCCTCAAAGGAGGCACGACGCTGCTGGGCTTCGACGGCGTCTCCGTATGCCTCGTTCTGCCCGACGATGCCGGCGGCAGCAGTGGCTCCGCCAACAGCAAGGCTGCTGAGTGCGATGGTTGTTGCTTCACACATGGGTTAGTTTGGCAAACTCGTAGTAGGGGGTTCCATCGACGGACAGTTCCGTCGTTGATCGGATGAAGGTGAAACCGAGCCAACGCAACCACCGCACATGCAGGTGGTTCCTTGAGTCAACATAGTTCCACACAAGTTCGTAATCCCGGATGAGATCGTGGACTCGCTCGCGGCTGTCCTTGATGAAGTCGCGGCGATTGGCGTAGACCCCATCGGTCCCAAGCATCCAAACAGACGCAGACTTTGGGGACTGTCCAGTCGGTACGGCTCCATAGACGCATATGGGCTCGCCGCCGGCCAAGATGGTGACGCAGCGATCTCCATATACATAACCCTTTATGATGGCTTCGACAGGATCAGACCCACGGGATCGGACCTCAGCCAAGTCGGCAGCACGAAGCCGGCTGCCAACATAGTGGCAGTCAGGGATAACAGTCGTTCTGTAGGTGAGTCGGCTCACCGCCTCACAGACCGAGCGGAGTACAGGGCTTCCCATTCCGCCGAAAGAAAGTTACTGGGCAAGGCTGAATCGTTCTCGACGGAGATCTTCACTTGGTCGTTCCTGGAGTAGATCGGGAACCTGAAGTTACCAGATTCAACGGAGGCTGTACCGATGGTGTTATTGCCGGATCCAAGGATTCGCCCAGTGAACGGGTACTCATAGGTATCCCCATTCTCGATCTGAATCTTGACCTTGAAGTAGGCCGAGTCTCCATAGGACACCGTCCCATATCGAAGCTGATACCGACCCTGAGCCAAGACATTCAATCCACCCGTAATGTTGGGGGCCTTCAGGTTTGGCTCAGAGAACTCGTACACCATGGTGTACTTGTCGCCAATCCAGATGTTCGAGGTGTAGTTACCGGGCACCCGAAGCGTCGTGTTGTTGACCTGGGTGGTCTGGAGAGCCAAGCCGGCCGTGGTCACCACCTGCATCTGGGCGTTGGTGCTGGCTGTGTAGGGCAGCGTGTAGGTCGTTTGGTTGGTTCCAGAGTTGTACGACGGACTGGCCGTGCTGCCAGCAATGCGACGATCCAGCGTGGTGATATAGGTACTTCCAGTATCCACGCGGCCGCTCTCAAGCCCGATCTTTTCGATCAACAACTGTGCACCGCCTGAGTTAGCCCGTCGAAGGATCACATACAGCGTGGTATCCAAGAATTGGATATCCAGAATGGTGGCATCACGGAAAGTGAACTTGGACCACGCCGACTGGAGCCGCTGGTCGCCTTGGTTGTAGTACTTGTAGACGAACAGCGACGACCTCTCGTTGGCACACAGGGCCACCAAGAAGTTCTCGTGAGTTGAGGCAGCGAGCTTCACCAGGCTTCCGGAGAGGTACTGGGGAACCTGGGCGGTAAGGTCTACCGCGTCAAACTGAAGTTCAAGGTTGTTCGAGATGAACATCTCTCGAATGCCGGTGTATGAACCACGGCCGAACCCAAAGAAGATGCTGGTACCCGAGGTGATCGGGCGGCAATCCGTGTTCTCAAAGGAGGCCGAAGGGGTCAAAGAGACAGTCTTAGGACTGAGGATAGGTTCTCCACGGAGCGTCATCTGGCCAAGCGGGGAAAAAGCCACAAGGCGGTCGCTGTAGACCACGCTGGACTTGAAGTCCATGACCTGCGGAGAAGTCGAACCGACTTCGATGGTGTCAGTATCGACAACTTCCTGAACAGTGGTCGGGAAGAAATTGAAATACTGGCCTGTCTCGCTCATGGAGATGCTCTCTCCAGCAAGGAAAGTCAATCTGTCCTTGAAGAAGTTCATGTCCCGAATCTTCTTCCCAACGAAGACGGGCATGGGAGCCGTGTCGGAATCGCCGGCAATCCGGGATGACCAAGCAAAATCGGGATAAGTATTCAGCCCATCCGCTCGCTTGAATCGGAATTGACCGTTGGATTCACGCACCAGAACATGAGGCATCGTGGCAGCAGACAGCTTATATGCCTCGTTTGGGGCGATGTCTTCTCGCCAATACCCCTCATAGATGGCGCTGGTAGAAGGGGACGCTCGGTTCTGCACAAATCGAACCCAGTAATCATCTGACGCTGTAGTGCCGTTTCCAAGGATCTTAACGAGATACCCGTGAGGGGCGTAATCAGGAAGATCGTCGAAGTCGCCCGCAGAGTCAGTGATCAGCGACATTCCTTCACCACCGAAGTCGTCGATGACTTGGATGTCAAAGGTGTCCGAAGCTGTGGCCCCATAGAACCACAGAATGTTTCCGGTCTGAATTAGAGTCAACCCACTGAATGGGTTGGATGCGTATCCAACAGTAGAGGTTGTATTGGTGTTGCTGGCCAACTTCTCTGCAATCGCTTCAGTGCCGATGTCGTCCCCTGTTGAACTTCCGGTTTGGTGGTAAAAAGTTCTGGTTGTGCCACCCTTCGTAATCCGGATTTCGTAGTGTCGCTTGTAGTTCGTCTGCCTGATCCAGATCAAAGCCTCTGGAATCTTCGTGGCAGTATTGCGAGACCACGGAGACACCGCAGCATCCGCAGCAACCGTCTTGTTCCTGTTGAGTACGAAGGTGACATCGGAGACCGTGAGGAACCTGAGGTTCTCGCCAATGCCGGCCTCGTTGATGTAGTTCAAGCCGTCAGGAGTGTTGACAGTCTTCTCGTTTCCATTGATGTCGTAGACCTTGATGGCCGCCGTCGTCCCGGTTCGACCGAAGACGCACACATAGCGTTCCGTGGCATCCCGGTCGATCACATGGATCGCGGCCTCGGTGTAGTTCGTCAGGGCCGCCACATGCTCCGTGGGAGGACGCTTGGTCAGACCCTCGAAGGCCGAGGCCAAAGCATTCTCCTGCCTCTCAGCCTGGTTGGGCAGGCGGAGAGCCGGGGGTTGCTGGCTGACTCCTCCGACAAGGTTTGGAACGCTGCTCGAGATCAGGGACATCAGGAGATCCTGCGGCTCACATTGGTGCGGTCGATGATGACGCCCACATCGTAGTTGTCGAAGATCGAGTAGTCACCAGTGTCGCACTCGTATTCCTTCAGGTCTCCAAGAGCCTTGTACTCATCCTGGAGCGTGAAGCCATGGTGCTTCTCAGAGCCAACCATGCGGTCACCGAAGATGCGGCCGGCACGAATCATGATGAACTGACGAGCAGCCTGGGGCAGATCCTCGAACTCAAACAGGTAGACCGTAGTGGCCTTGATCGTGGCGTCGAACAAATAAGACCGGGAATATCGGTTGTAGAGCTTGGATCCTCTGACAACGACATCCACGGTCGGTGACTGGTTCTCGTCTTCAAGATCAACCCGGACGATATTGTCGGCCAAGTTGATTTCCTTGTTCATATCCGGCTGGAACTCAACATTCTTCTCGGTGTTGAAGTGCCAGCCCGCATTCTGGACTTCCCGGGAAACCTCAGTGAGGATGTTCAGAGCGATCTGAGCATCAGCCCTGGTCGTACCAGAAATGGAGTTGATGGGAGGCTCTCCAATGATCGAGAGCATGGTATTCACCGCGTCCAGTTTCGTGGTCTTTCCAAGAGCCATGGGATCTCCGGGTTAGTGTATCGAAAAAGGGAGCCACCACCTTTCGATGGTGGCCCCCGTGGGACTCACTCAGTCAGTGACGATCAGGCAGCGTCGCCACGCAGCCAGAAGCAGCACTCGTTGCGAAGCACGCCGTGACCCATAGCGTACTTGGCCACCATCAGGGTTCCCTGACGGTCAATGACGTAGTCACTTTCCACGGCGAGGTCCAGGAGCTTCACGGTGCCCACGGCCTCCTTCTGGAAGATGATGCCCTTGGTGCGGGAGAAGTCGAAACCACCGTAACCAACACCGCTGGCCCCGAACACGTCGTTCTGGACCTGCGAACTGTTGTGAACATTCGTCGCCGACGCCTCATTGGAGGTGGGAATGTTGTTCGACTTCATGATGCGAATGCCGGCGATCTGGACGATGTAGCCGGCGGCCTTGCTGCCGTTGACCTCGGGGTTGTAGTCCCGACTGATCGCATCCTTGTTGAAGTTGACGAGCTGGTAGTAAACCTCGGGCGTGACCACGGCATAGCGGTCAGCCTGGGGAACGCCCTTCTCGTCCATCTTCTGAGCCGCATCAAAGAATGCGGTGGTCAGCGCCGTCGCAAGAGCGTCGCCAGCAGCGGCCTCATCGTTGTACTCAACCGTAGCGCCAAGGTACGGTGCAGCAGTCGCTCCGGTATTACCGAAACGATCCGTCGTAGCGTTCGCACCTGCGATGACGGTACGGATCAGGTTGCGATCCGCAACATACGCCAGCTGACGACCGATCTCCGTCGAATAGATCGAACGGACATCGTAGTGGTTCTTCGCCTCATCGAGGTTGGCGATGAAAGCCGAAGACACCAACATGTCGTCAATGCTGATCACGACTTCAGCGTGACGAATGCGAGACAGGTACTTGCTAACGGGACCGGTCGTATCGGTGGTCAGCAGCGACTCGCCGGGGGTGTGGTAAGTAGCCGAGGCAACGCCGGTGGTCGGGAACTGAGCCGACTTACCGCTGCTGATGCTCCGCACGGTGTGCAGCGGCATCATCACATTCTCGCTCTCGAAGGTCGTGAGGACCTCGCCAGCAAACTGCTTCAGGAAGAGGGAGTTTACGTCTCCAGCCAGGTTGACCTGTCCCAGACGGGACGGGGTCGTTTCAATGTAAGCCATGTTTCAAATGCTCCGAAAGTTGAAATGGGCGGTGTGGAATTTCCGAATCAAGATAGCCGGCAGAAACTGGAGCTTCAGTTGTCCGTCGCAACGGGCTGAGGGTTTCCGCTGTTCTCTAGTTCGGGGACTGACCCTGCATACCACCCTTCGGGCAGGGTCACAGCGTTTTGGGACAACACCCATTGGGTGCCATCCCAGTAATAGACATGGCCCCGGACATCGGGGCCAAGCCTTACAAGAGTCTTTGATGGCTCAACGAATACGACCTTTGAGCCGCTGCATGCCAGCAGCGAACCGCTCCCGCCAATCAGGAGGCAGGTCAGGAGCGGACGAAGCCACAGTGGGCTCCTTGAGGTTCTCGATCCAAGCGTCGAGAAGAGCCTTGAACAACCCATAGATGGCCGCTGCCCAGGTCACTCGCCGCTCTTCTTCAGATTCAGGCGAGCACCGGTGTAGCCAAGGCTCACCAGAGCAACCACGGCGGTACCGAGAAGCTGGCCCCAGCCGGATTCGCCGGGGACAAGCCCCGACGCCTGCACGGCACCAAGGGCAACAGCAATCATGGACAGCCAGAACTCCGTCGTCTTGTATCCGGGCTTCATCGCTTTCCTCCAAAGACATCACTCACTCGCAGACGATCCTCGACATC